TCTACATCACTACTGACTTTGCTACGAGTGAGAAACAGAAAGCAGACTACTCGGTAATCTCTGTCTGGGCCTACAACAATGTAGGAGATTGGCTCTGGGTAGATGGTGTAGTCAAGCGTCAGACCATGGACAAGAATATTGATGCTCTGTTCAGGTTTGCTCAGATGTATAAGCCCCAAGGTGTCGGGATTGAAGTTACAGGACAACAAGGTGGATTCATTCAATGGATCCAGGCTCAGATGCTTGAACGGAATATCTATTTCCCTCTGGCTTCTGAAAACAACAATAATGCTTTGGGTATCCGACCCAACACTAATAAGCTGGTTCGATTCAACACAGTAGTTCCGTTATTCAAGGCAAGAAAGATCTTCTTCCCGATTGAGAAGAAGAGTTCTCCTGAACTGGCTGAAGCATTATCTGAGCTGACCTTGGTAACGCCAGGCGGCTTCAAGAGCAAGCACGATGACTTCATCGATACGATCTCCATGCTATCTTCCATGAATGCATGGAAGCCTTCTGAGGAAGCCCCTATTTCTATTGGTGCAGATGGGATGTGGGAGATCGAAGTGGATGATGAACCCGTGGACCGAATCATTTCGTACATCGTTTAAGGAACACCATGAAACTCTCCGAAGTCTTTGAACAACTCTCTGTGGGCGAACTCTCTCAACTTTCTCTGGGTGGGGCAGAAACAGGGGGGATCGATCCAAGCAACTACACAAAGGTTGTTGCACATCTAAACCTGGGCCTCACTGCGCTATACACCCGCTTCACATTGAAAGAAGCCGAGCTGATCATTCCACTTGAAACGGGTGTGCTGACCTACACGGTACAAGCCCCTGATCTGCTGAAGATCGAACGAGTCTTCGATGCAGCAGGCAAGGAGTGGGCACTGAATGACGAAGCCAATCTATTGGCTTGCCGTACCTTGACTCCCACTACCCTGAGGATTCCTCCTGAATTCCTGGCTCAGAATGGAATGCTTCGTGTGGGTTACCGGGCAAACCATCCTCGAGTGGAGACTTTCCGTGGCTCCATCGATCCAGAAGAAACAATGCTCGAGCTGCCATATAGCCACTTTCAGGCATTGCTTTATTTCATTGCTTCTCGTTGCCATAACCCCGTTGGGATGACTAACGAATTCCATTCAGGCAATAGTTATTACGCCAAGTACGAAGCAGAGTGCATGCGACTCGAAAATGAAAACCTGGAGACGGATCAGGGAGGTCAATACAACCGGCTCCGTGCAAACGGTTGGGTATAATCAAGTAGCTACTAACTACCTAGAACAAACCAGGAAATAGAATGGATCAACGTGAAGCAACTCTCGAAGCCCCTGTTCGTCCTTTGACGAACTGGAAGAATCCGCCTCAACTAAAAGACCTGAAGCAAGACCTTCAGGATGCCAAGCCTATTCATGATGTCCAGCAGTCGAAGGTCAAAAACTGGCTGGACAACATGCATGTCACCGGAAAGGCCGTACCCAATACCGGAGCCAATCGGTCTTCGGTTCAGCCTAAGCTGATTCGAAAGCAGGCCGAGTGGCGATACCCTGCACTAACGGATCCTTTCCTCAGTACGGATGATGTGTTCAACGTTCGTCCTGTAACCTGGGAAGATCGTGACGCTGCCAAGCAGAACGAGATTCTTCTGAATCATCAGTTCAATGTGCATCTGAACAAGATTGCATTCATTGATGAGTACGTTCGCACATGTGTTGATGAAGGCACTGTCATTGTTCGAACTGGTTGGGAATTCAAGGAAGAAGAGTACGAAGATGAATTCCCTGTTGTTGAATACCAGGTCAATCCAGCTGTAGCGCCTCAACATGAACAGCTTGCGCAGATGCGACAGGAGTCGCCTTCACAGTATGAGTTCGATGTTGATGAATACTGGCGACAAGCACATGAACTGACACTCGAGAATGGTGTTCCGATTGAGCCAGTGATTACTGGATATCAACTGGAAACACGTACTCGAACTGTTTATAACCGACCAACTGCAGAAGTCTGCGAAACGGCAAATGTCATCATCGATCCAAGCTGTCGAGGTGATATGAAGAAGGCACGCTTTGTCGTGCATAGCTTTGAGTCCTCACTGGCTGAACTACGCAAGGACGGCAAGTACAAGAACCTGGATCGAGTCAATGTAGAAGGCAACTCCCCTCTGGGTGAGCCAGATCATGAATCCCAGATTGGAATCAATGGATTCAACTTCAGTGATGAACCTCGTAAGCGCATCGTGGTTTATGAGTACTGGGGATTCTGGGATATCGATGGTACTGGAGAAGTAAAGCCTTTCGTTGCAGCCTGGGTCGGTGACACCTTGATTCGGCTTGAGGAGAGTCCGTATCCCGACAAGGAACTTCCCTTTGTTGTGGTTCCATACCTGCCTGTTCGCAAGTCGGTTTATGGCGAGCCTGATGGCGAATTGCTTGAGGATAACCAGAAGATCATTGGTGCTGTGACACGAGGCATGATCGATATCATGGGTCGATCTGCCAACGGACAGACAGGCATCCGCAAGGACATGCTTGATATCACCAATCGACGCAAGTTCGATAAGGGCCAGGACTACGAATTCAACCAGAACGTGGATCCTCGCCAAGGCATCTTCATGCACACGTATCCGGAGATTCCGGCCAGTGCCCAGTTCATGCTGCAACTGCAGAACATGGAAGCAGAGTCCCTGACCGGTGTGAAGTCCTTCTCCATGGGGGTCTCTGGGCAGAGTCTTGGTGACGTGGCTGCAGGTGTTCGTGGTGCGCTGGATGCTGCATCGAAGCGTGAGCTTGCCATCCTTCGCCGTCTGTCGAATGGCATCATCGAGATCGGGCGTAAGTTCATCAGCATGAACGCTGCCTTCCTGTCCGATCGTGAAGTCATCCGGGTGACTAACGAGGATTTTGTTCAGGTTCGTCGGGATGATCTACCAGGTAACTTCGATCTTCGTCTGTCGATCTCTACTGCAGAAGAAGACAACAACAAAGCACAAGAGCTTGCATTCATGCTGCAGACCATGGGCAACAACATGGATCCAGGTATCTCGAAGATGATCCTGTCGGATATTGCACGTCTTCGTAAGATGCCTGATCTGGCTAAGAAGATTGAAAGCTACGAGCCTCAGCCGGATCCATTGCTGCAGAAGAAAGCAGAACTGGAAGTGGCACTGCTTGAAGCACAGCTTCAGAAAGAAACTGCACTGGCTCAACAAGCTCAGTCGACTGCTCAACTCAATATGGCCAAGGCGGGCACTGAACAAGTTAAGCAGGGTAATCTGCAGTCAGACACTGATCTGAAGAACCTGGACTTTGTTGAACAAGAGTCCGGTGTGAAACAAGAACGTGAGTTGCAGAAACAAGGTGAGCAAGCTCGTAGTCAAGCCCAGTTGAAACTCATTGATCGTGAATTGAATCGGGAGAAAATGGTATTCGATCTACAAAAGGAGAAGATTAAGAACACAAATAAAAATAAATAGTATATATTTAGCGCCACCTGATCCCCACGGCAGGTATTAACCAACAATAGGACAATGTAAATGAGTAACGACGCAATTCAGGAAATCGAACTGAGCATCAAAGAAGCACAAAAGATCGTTGATCTGGGTGCTGCTGTTCAACGCCTTGCTTCCAACCGTGACTTCAAGAAAGTCGTGATGGAAATGTATTTCGAGAAGGAAGCAGTTCGACTGGTCCATCTCAAAGCCAATCCGGCAATGCAGGATAAGGAACGTCAAGAAGCTATCGTCAAGGAGATGGATGCTATTGGCTCGTTCTACCAGTTCCTGCGTACGCTCGAGATCCAGGCTGAGATGGCGCGTCGTGCGATTGATGATGGTGAATCGCTTCGAGAAGAAATCCTTGCGGAGGGTAATGCGTAATGGTGCAAGCGGCTGAGAATACGGATATGAAGTCTCCCCTGGAGATGTCCGATGAAGAACTGATGAACCTGGATCCTTCGACCCTGGATCAGTTTGATCAGCCGCAGCCAGCTGAAGCGACCGGGGGCGAAGCCCCTGAGGTCGCGGAGGCAGGCGAGGCGGTTGAGGAAGAAGAACAGGAAGAAAGCGAATCTTCTGAGCAACCTGCTGCTTCGTCTGCTGAAGAAGTGGAAGAGCAGGAAGCTGAAGAGGCTACTGAAGAACAGACTCCTGGCGCTGAATCAGAGACAAAGGAAGAAGAAGCAACTCCCGAAGAAGCAGAAGTAGCTACTAGGAAGGAAGTCGATTACAAGGCTGAGTACGAAAAGCTCCTGAAACCGTTCAAGGCGAATGGTCGGGAGATTCAAGTTGATAGTGTGGATGATGCCATTGCACTGATGCAGATGGGTGCCAACTACAACAAGAAGATGG